AACCAATTCTTAACTTCGGTTGGTATATAGTATTTGTTTCTTTTCCAAAAAACTTTATTTGTCCATAATCAACAGTATCATTTTCTTTTGCTGATGCGTGTTTTATAATCCAACCCTCATTTGGTATAGAACCACTAATCCAAGAATTCAATGGAGTTAGTACATTCATATCTATATCAGTTGTCTGATAGGAAAATGCTTGTGATGCTGAAGAACCAGTATACCAAGTTCCTCCTTTACCATTAAATGAACCCGTTGTTCCACTTGCAAAATCAGTTACTAACCAATCTTCTGTTGAGTTTTTTTTATTCCAAGAAACACCATCAGTTGATATTTCATCAAATCGTGTTCCAATACCCATTTCCCATGATTGAGATACAGGATAGGCATAAAGAGTATAATCGGTTGGTATTTCATTTGATTCACATTCTTTTAATATTAAATGTGCAGAACTCATTGTTACTTCACCACTTGCTATTGATTGTGATAATGGAGTAGTATCAAACTTAATAAGAGAACGAGCAGTATCTTTTAAAGTACCATAATAAACTTTTGATACTTCTAATACTTCATCTAACCCTGTATTTTGAGTAGGTTGTTGTAAGTAAATACTTGCGTCTTTAGATGCTGTTACAAAATAATACATTATACCACTCTCCCTTTTATATCTTTATTTGGATACTTTAATTCAAATACAGATGGGTCTAACGATGGATAAACTTGTTTGTTTTTCGTTGCATCTGAAATATTGTATTTTACATTTGAATAAGTACCACCACATTTATTTACAATTTCACATTTAGGTACAGATTGTACTCCTTCTACATTTGCGATTATAAGTTCTAATTCTGAAATGTTTATTGGTTGATTGAAAGACCAATTGTCTATATTAAAAAATTCTTGTATTTCTTGTTGACAGTTTAATAAGATTTCTCTTGTGTTGTATCCACCATAAACTCTTATTTCAAAATCTACTCCAATATTGATTACAAAACCATCTAATAAGTTAACACCATCAGTTAAAACTCTATATTCATTTAAATAAGTTTTTAAGTTTTCTTTTACTGCTCTATTTAAACTATTTAAATATTTGTTATTATCATATCCTAAAACATATAGATTAATTGCAAAAGGATTATTCTTTTCATCTATGTTAGCTTTTTTACCAACTAAGAATTTTTGTATTTCTTTTTGAGTTTCTAATTGCGTTAAATCTTTTTCTTTTAAATCATTTACTAATTCTGTAAATTGTTTTAAACTTTGTGGGTCTGAAAGAATTGATGCAGGAGAGTTATTATCCAATTCACCATCTGCAGAACAATATGCTTTTGCAACATTCCCATACTTTGTAGGTAATGATAAAGCTCTTACTTGATAATCTTTTCTTGTTACTGCTCTATTTTGTGTTCCAAAATTTGCTAATGCATTTTGTCTTATTTCTTCTATACTTTCTTCACCCCTACCACCTCTTGCTGGTCCTTCATTATCTACTGCTACTGAATTTTTTGTTTGATTAAATAATCTTGCTTTTTTTCCTGTAAAGAAATTTTCATCTTCATCAAATTCAATTCTATCTATTTGAGCCAACTCACCAGTAGATACATTTGAGTTAACACCACCACCTGCGTAATATGAGATTGTAAACTCTCCGGTTGGTGCTTGACCATATGTTTTAGACTTTAAAAAATTAGATGGGTCAAATGATGCACCCAATCTATCGATTGAAGAGTTTAATCCTAAACCAACATTTTTTAAATTTGGTATTAGTGTTTCATCGTTTGTTGAAGTTCCACCACCAAATACTAAACTTGTTGTATTATCAGAATTTGTTTTTGTAACAAATCTCCTTGATGTTTTTATTAATTTTAAAATATTAGATACTGAATTTTTAAATTGTGCTAAATCTTTATCATTCTGTTCTGAAGTTGGGTAATCAATATAAACCATTTCTTGTCCAAGATAAGGAACTTCATACCATTTGTTTCCATCAGAATCTCTTACATCGTAAATATCAATTACATTTCTATCACTAATGTTTATATTTGCAAACTCTTCAGGTGTACTACCGAAATTTACTGTGATTGATTTAACCTCTGCAGAAATTACATTTACCTTTTTCTTAATTAAGTATAAACTTGGTTTGTTCTGACCATCTCTTCGGTAAATAGAAATTTCTCTTTCATTTTCATCGTTAAAGTCTAATAACTCTGTTGATGTAAAAAGTATACCTGCGGTAGTTGAACGAACTTGTAGTCCTTGTTTAATTCTTAAATAATACTCAGTATCAGGTTCATAATCTCCAGCTGATGAATTAAATTTACTTGGTACAGTTTGATAAACTGATAATTGTGTTATTGCTGGTGCAATGGGTTTTGTTTTATATCCCATAACATTTGCAATATCCATTAAGTTTTCTCTATCTTCTGCAGTTGTTAATAATGACTCTTTTAATGTATCATCAATATAATATCCCAAGACATCTCCAATATAAGATGCCATTTCAATAAACATCATACCTGGTGATGACTCATTAAAGTCAGTATAAGTTTGTGGAAAATAAGTTTTTGAAAAATTAATTAAGTTTTCTCTGAATTGAGAAAAATCTTTATTAAGATAATTTATTTTCCTACCAATATTTGAAACTTTACCTAATGCCATTTATTTACCCTTCTATATCTAAAGTTATTGTATCTGTTTCTATTTCATTACCAACTGTAAAACTTACTTTTACAATTGCTTTGTTTTGGTCTTTCATTTCATTAGTCATCTGTACATCTATATCCGCAACTGTAATGTAAGGTAACCAAAGTCCAACTGAATTGGTAATTGAATTAGTTAATTTTTCTTCAAACTCATTATCATCCATTGGTTCAAACAATACATTATGTAATGTTGTACCAAATTCAGGTTGCATTACTCTCTCACCAACTCGTGTGAGTAATAGGTTTCTAAGGTTTGCTCTTGCAGCTTCAAAAGAAGTAAATGTTTGTTCAAACATTACCTTACCCCTTTTAGTAGGAGATGATATCCCATATGCTACTGTTGCAAATTCTTCTAAATCATTTACTGCCTTTTTACCTAATTCGTAAGCCACCTATACTCCCTATCTTTTAAACTTTTTTACAAGTGTAGAATTATCTCTATTTAGAATTCTATCTAAACCAGGTAATCCTGTTTGAACCCCAAGACCTGTTTTACTTGGTCCTTTTTTTAAATCACTATAACCCATTTTTTGTGCCATCTGAGCTCTCATCATATCAGTACCACCTTGTGAACCTTGAGAGTTAAATGTTACAGTTTTATCCATACTTTCATTTACAGGTTGTTGAAAATTATCCAATACCGATTTAGTAGTTGGTGTACCTTTTCTTTGTTCTGCTGAAAATGGTTTTGTATTATTTAGTACCTCGTTTAACTTTTCATTTTTAGTGAATTGTCTTTTAGGTTGTGTTCTTTCTTCTTGTAAAGCAATTTCTGCTTGTTCGAATGGGTCTACCACATCATCTTCTACTAATTGCGTAGAGGACGGCACAATACCCCCCTTCACCTCTTTTAATCTTTTATTAACTTCTTCCTCTAATATTTTAGGAAAAGTTTTTGTTAGAAACTTCTCGTGGTTTTTAGCCACTTCAGCTTCTACTATTGTTTTTATTACTTTTACTAATTGTTTCGAATCCATTGTTCTTTTATTTAACTTGTCTTATATAAATATATTGTTATTGATTTTATGGTTTTAACAATCACAACATCTTAGTTCATCCATTTTTTCCATAATCTCTCTACGAAGTTGTTCTGCAGTTTTTACTGTTTTTGGTGTTGGTCTTGCTTCAACGAAAGTTTGTATTTCTTGTGCCAACTGTTCTTCTGCTTCTTCTATCTCCTTTACCTTTTTATCTAATCTTTCTTTTAATGATTGTCCATCTACTTTTTCTTGACCATCTAATGCAGTTGTAGTTATTTCATCTTCCTCATCATCTCGTTTAAAGAATGGAAATATAAAAGGAACAGATGGTATCATATATCCAACCCAAGGTAAAACACCTGGCGCTGGTGGTGTTTGTGGAAATCCAGGATAGAGTGATGTTGTTAAATGTTGTCCTTGTACTGTTAATAAATGCATTTGAATTTTTTGTACCAATTGATTTATAAATGGTAGAGGAGAATTAGCTGGTATAGATGTACTTGGTTCCCATACACCAATATTTGTTACAAAAGAACTATTTAATGATTGATTTTGAAAACTACCTGGCGCAGGAACTGGAGGAACTGGTGTGTTTTGTAACGTCGTTCCAACCCAATAACCCTGTATTGCTTCACCAATTCCATTCATTAAAATATCAACTGGTGTAAACGATTGCCTCAGTAAAGCAAGGTAAACTAACATCTCCATTAATTCCGTATTTCCTTTCGCAACAGGAACTTTAGAAAGAAGTTCTCCTCCTCTTTTTATTAGATTATCATATTCCTGTGTAAGTTTTTTTGCAAAATCCTGTGGGGTTCTGTTTGTAGAAGGAAACTTCATAAACAGATACATATTTATTTTGAATATTACATACATTTTATTCTGTAAAGTTTTTTGTAGATTTTAAATCTTGCAATGTTGCTCGTAAAGCTGTTAATTCTGTTTTTGTGGGTGTTGTGGGTGGAGTTCCTTCAGGAGAACCAATTGGTGGGGGTATTGGTGTACCATTAGTAATGGATAATCCAGCAAACCCCAAAGATTGGAAGTTTTCTAATATAGTTAATAATTTGTCTAAAAACTCATACAACTTTTCTCCACGAATAAGTGGTTCTACTCTCTCAGTAGTATTAAGAAAAATACCACCATCACCAGTTTGAACAGTAAAGTTTCCATCGTTTCTATCAGTTGTTATATTAACATCATCACCAAAGTCTAAATCTGCACCTGCTTCCCCATTGTCTATTACAAATCTACCATCCGATATAAATCCATAATCTCCTTTTGAAAAGAAAAGCATTTCTTGTGATTTTGCAGATAAAATAATTCTATCAGAGTTTAATAACATTTGGTCAAACCCTACATATTCTTGTGGTAATTCAAAGTTTATTGGATTAGTTTTAAAATTACTACTACCACCATCATCAATTGTACCTGGCTGAAAAGGTATTTTGTATTTATTAGAAGATAAAAGAATCGTAGAACCATCTCTATTGACATCCTCTGATATTAGTTTATTTTCTTCAACATCTTTTTTACTAATATCATTTTGTCTATTTCTAATTATTATTGTAGGAGACAATTCTCTTTCTTCATTATTATAACCACTAAATCTAATTGATTGTCCAAATCGTGATTGTAATAATTTATCACCCTCATTTAATTTTAGTTTGTGAAAAAAGTCAGGCGTGAAATATTCGTTTTCTATTATTGTACTTGATGATTCAGAATTCGAAATTCCCGTGTCAGATACTTCTTGATAGTTTTTTTCTTTGGATGGTTCACTTCTTTTTTCTCCAAAAAATACATCAGATGCTTTTTCTTTAAAATTTCCTATGTTTAATTCTACACTTGATATTCTTTTGTAATGTGGTTTACTACCATCATCAATAATTCGTACTGTTTCATTTATAATAGGATATCCTGCATCTTCTATATAAGGTGGTAATAAATCAAAAGGACCTATTCCAGAAAAATCAGAAAATCTTTGTACAATAATATGACCAACAAATGCAGATAAAGGAAGTTTATCGTTTTCTAAATCAAAAACTGATAAAATTTCTTTTGACTTATCACTATCATCTAATACAACACCCAGAACAATACCAAGTTCTCTTTTCTTTATATTAAGTTTTTTAGAAATTGTGTCTAATTGCCTTGAGGAATAAGTATTTGCTAATTGTATTCTTCTACTCATTGCTTACTTTCTGTTTTAATTCTTCAACTTCGTTAGTTAAATCATCAACTTTTGTTTTTTCGTTTTCTACTTCGTAAACTGTATCTTCTAATTGTTGTAGTAATTGTTCTTTTTCTTTATCAGTAAGGAAACCCGTGTCTCCATCTGATTTATCTTTAGAAGCAATCATTCTTTGTGCAATCGCTGCCATCTTAATTAGTGATTCATCGTTTCTAACTGATGTGTCAACTAAATCTTTTATGATTGGACCAATTACTGCCATATCACCAGAATGTCTAATTACTTTTTTTATTTCTGCAATTAGTTCTGATATTCTTTCCTTTTTGTTTTGTTGGTTATCGTAGATATCCTTAAACAATCCACTTAGGTTTTTGCCAGGAAATAATTCAAATTGTGTACTCATGATTATACCATATTTTCTTGTATATAAATATAGTAAATAAAAAAACCTCTCCGAAGAGAGGTTTAGTTCTTAACGCGTTTTGAAAATTATTAAGTAAATCTTACTTCTTAATAATATGGTAAAGTACGAAAGCACCAACCAGTCCTAATAGACCTTCAGCACTCAAACTTCCTAAAATGCCCATAATGTTATCAACTACTGATACTTCTGGCCAAAATGGAATGTTTGCACCCTTGAATAATACTTCTAGTACAACTCCCAAGGCAACGATACTAATACCGATTTTTGTTAGTTCATCAGCCCAAGAGCCGATTTTTTTTAAAAAATCCATATTGTTTCTCCTTTGTTTTAATTAAGAATAATAACTTTTTCATATTCCAAAACAACGGACTTGTCCACAAATAACTATTGTATATATGAAATAAAAAGTATGTTTTTGATTTTAACACCTAATGGGCAAACAATATTGGGTGTCAATAAAAAAACCCCTTTAGGTGAGGGGTTGAAACTGTACTAATCACTTTGAATTACGATTAGGATTCCAAGTAAAATTAATAAAATTTGAAATAAGTAGATTTTAATAAAGCTGTATAATGTTATAAGGTGTTTTTTCATTTTTTTGTAATAAAGTAGTTTTCAATAACCAATACATCCATATCACAATTAAGGAAAGTTTGTATTGCTGACTTGGGGTCTAATACCATAGTTTGGTCTTTAAGATTAAAAGAAGTGTTTAAAACTATTGGGTATTCATTTACTTCTTTTAGTCTTTCAAGTAATCGATACATTCTTGCATGATTAGACTTATCTAATGTTTGTATTCTTGCAGAACCATCAATATGAGTAATTGCTGGTAAATCTTCATGGTATTTTTTTCTTACTTGAACAACTTGGTTCATATAAAGAACATCTTTATCATATTGAAAATATCTTTCTTGGTCTCTCTTTAATACAATTGGTGCAAATGGTCTAAACCCTTCTCTTTTTTTAACTACCGCATTTAGTTTTCTTTTCATATCAGGGTCTCTGGGATTTGCGAGGATACTTCTATTTCCTAATGCTCTTGCTCCAAATTCCATCCTACCTTCAAACCAACCAACTACTTTGTTATCTTTAATATAATCTGCTGTATTATTTATAATATTTGTATGAATATCTTTTCTATAATCAATCT